AAGATAAAGTGGCAATAATGAGGAAATATTATGTCAAAAATAAGGCAGAGACTACTGTATTGTGATAAATATGTCACAATTGTGGCACAAATACCACACCACAATGACAGTGTATATGTATGGTAAAAAAAATAAAAAAAAAAATAAAAACTACTATAGAAATAATGTCATTCTGTCACTTTGAGCTATTAGTGTTGGTATACAACAATAAAGTACGCCAAAATGTTGTTTAAAAAAGTGTCATGTGACAGATTATTTTGTCACCTATGGCAATATCTCAGTTTGCCTATGCGCGCGCGATACAAAATTCTGGAAAAACTGATTTTTTTTAGATACATATACAAAATATGAAATCCAGAAAAAAATCTAGAAGAATTGACAGCTACGAGAAACCTAAGACTGTAAAGCAACAGGTTAAGTTTCCATACAAGCGTGTACGTATAGATTGGATTGACATCATCACTGAAGGCGGCTGGGGCAGCGAGCGTGAGTTTAAGAATATGAAACTAGCAACACCTGTAAGTGAAGGTTGGTTGTTTAGTAAGGATGAGGATACCGTAAGGATCTTTGCTGGCTACGATGTAGATGATGATGGGTCTATTACTTTTTCGGAGAGGTCGGTTTTTCCAACTTCTTGTGTGAAGAAGATAACGAAGATTCATTAACGTCCTGTGACTCACCTTCAACAGTCTTCATGTTCAACAGAGCGCTGTAGTCTTCTAGTATTTTTGCTCGTTTCATTCTTAATTCTTCCTCTGACATTTCTTCTAGTTTACCTGTTTTTATTATCTTTCTGTCTATATATAACCCTGCCGCTTTTCCACGATTTGTTTCAGCGTTTACAGCTGCTGAGAAAGAACTTTTTTTCAAAGCCGCGTGTTTGATTCTATCTAATTCTGCGATATGCTTTGCATAAGTTACTTCGTGCTTTTGTAGTCTTTCTTCATGTAGTTTACCGATGTACTGCACAACAAGTGGTGCATGTCTTGGGTTTGTTAACTCACTGCCTTCAACACGTGCTCTCTTTGGAGAGTACCCTGCCATCTCAGCTGCTTCTGATTTAGATAATGGTCCTTCTGGTCCACCAAATACCAATAGCTCGGCAAATCTCTTTTGCATTTCTGTTAATCTTTTTGGAACTCCCATGTTGACTTTTTAAGGTAATAGTCCTATAAAGTCAAGGTATGAAAGATAAACGTACATATACACATAAGAAAGAACATGGGGAAGATATGAGTCATGAGAATGAAACTAAGATAACAAATGAAGACAGAGGTCCTTTGGATTTAACTTTGTTGATTGAATTACATCAGAAAGAAATATGGGAATGGAAACAAAAAGAATCAGAATGGATTAAGACACAGAATTTATTGTCAGGAAGTAAAAAAATTATAGATGAGATGGGTGCTAAGATTATTCAACAGACTGCCATCATCAAACAATTAGAACAAGAAATTGAAAGACTTGTTGCGGAAAATAAAAAATGAGAGTAAGAGATCTACAAGAATTCCTTTCTACTTTTACCGCTAGTAATAAGGCAGGCACCATGCAAGGCAATGCTGTTAGTGATGCTGTACTCTACGTTGAAGTGAATGGTCAACTACACGAAATTAAAAAAATGGAAGTACAAGAGAACAGTCAAACTATATTTGGGTTACAAAAAAACCATCAATCTCACCGTCTTGTTTTAAAAACAGAGCAAAGATCTAACATAGTTTTACCGGGGAATCTGCGTACGCCGGGCGCGTAATGCGTGGGGTAATTACCTCGATAACCACATGGGTCCAGAGGCTAAATTTTACAAAGAAATTAAAAGAAAGTTACCGGAGTTTTCCTTTGTTCGGATTGAAAACAGTAGCTTACTTGGTACTCCTGATCTATTGGTCTATAATACTTCTGGGCACTTTTGTACTGTAGAGCTCAAGGTAACGAAAAGTAAAAAAATCAGGTTTAGTCCACACCAAATTGCGTTTCATTTACGCCACAATCAGAACACATTTATCATGGTAAAGACCCTTGGTCCTTTACCCCCTAATACTTCTCCAATATCCATGTTCCATGGATCGAGGATCAGGGAGCTTAACGCTTGTGGCTTGGAGCTTGAAGCTTGCTGCTTGGGGCTTGACGCTTGTCGCTTGATGCTTGCTCAGGTTGGTTCGAAAGCTTGACGCTTGGAGCTTGAGGCTTGGTGCTTGAAGCTTGTGGCCCGGACCAGGACGCACGCTCTGACTCACCCGTCGGCTGTCTTTTGCTAATGGCCTGATCCGATTTATTACGTGCGGGTGAGCTGCCTGAACATGCCAGGTCTTCTTTGACAGCGTTGCGCTTCGCTAACTCGTTTCCCGCGTCTCGTAATTCTTTATAATATTTTGGATGTCTAAACATATTAGTGTTTACCGTATACCACGGTTTGAACTTCTTTGTCCCAACATTTACGACAATCTAAACATTTGCCCTTTTGGTCCGGTGCTGGACATGTACGCGCGCCAGTCTCTGTAGTTACGCCTGACTCATGAGCCCAGGCCTTGGAGCTGGGGCCGTTGATCTTGCTTCGTGACAGCCTGATCACCAGGTTGTCAGGAACCTCTTCAGGTGCTGGCAGGAACTGGCGCTCTTGCGTGGGCAGCCAGTGCTTCGTGTCCGGTGTAAGTTTACACACCTCCAGGATCTTGGCCATATGTTCTTTTGATTGTACATCGCCGGCGTCATGCCATCTAAACCATTTTAACTTTTTAATTCTTGCAGCCATAGCCTCGACCCATTGCGGGTGCTTGATTGCTTCAAGCCTTCGATACTGGGCCGCCTTGATTGCTGGGTAACGTGTATAATTTCCTTTTTTAGCATAACAAAAAAAGCAGGGCGTGCCTTCTACTTGAGCGAGCTTCCATCCTGTTTTGCATTCCCACGCTGGCAGGCTGTAGCTCAGGCCAGGCATCTTGCTCGTTTTTGTAAAACTGTCTGTAATTTTTAAAGCGTCTTTTACTAACATATATCTTTCTCCTTTATAATCCTATTACTATCACCTGGTCCGGGTTCTGTCAAGCTTGGCGCTTGAAGCTTGAAGCTTGAAGCTTGTTGCTTGATACTCTTAAAAAACTTTTTACAGCTGGCCAGGTAACTGGCCGGCAACGTGCCATGGTCCTGAGTGAACCATGGCAGCAAATTATTTTTATTAATTCCACGCTGCTTCAACGAGTCCTCCATTGGTTGCCTTGTTCAGGGCTTCCAAGTACTCAGTCTCTGTAAGCTTCAGCTTCTCGATGCAGAAGGCGTGCTTTGTTGCCTGGTCCGCGCCGGGCTTTAACAAGTACTCAGGCACCTGGTCCAGCAGCTCCTGGCGTTTTGATCCGCCAGGAAGATATTCCGATTTAATTGTCTTCATTTTCTGTATACTCCCATCTTTTTTTATTTGCTTCTTGGTCCAGCTTCACCAGCCTCAGGATCTCCTCCAGGGCGTTAGCTATTCTTTTTAACTCTTCACTTGATTCACTCATATGTTTTATTCCTTTCTAAATACATCCTACACTATCCCGTAACCATTGTCAAGCGTTGCTTGCTGCTTGAGGCTTGGCACTTTTTTCTCTTCTACTTTAGAATGATTTTTAGAATCATTCTAAACTGGCAATTATTAGCAGGACCAGCTGCGCCCCGTCACTGATTGACGATGTGTAGTTGCACACAATTGGTCCAGCAAATAATGATCAGTCACTATGCTACGCGGGGCGGTAAGTCGGATCCATATTACCATCAACCACTCGGTATGCCACGTACCCTCGTGTTATAGTGTTTATCTCCACAGTCATTAATGACTGATCCCAGGTCCATCCCGACAACCAAAGCTGGTAGATGGACCAGGGATCAGTAGGTGATTGCGGACTGTTCAACCTCCGTCAGTTTGAGTTGTCTCAGAGTACCCTGGAGTACCAGCTACCCGCACAGTTCCTACACTATTTCCCAATCAGTAAAGTTGCAACTTTACTGATCCCAGATCCAATTTTCATTATGACCATTAAGGTGCCTTACTCATTGGATCTGGGATCAGTAGCGTTGCTGTTATCCTACAGGCCAACGCTAAAAATCCTAATGATTAGACCTTTGATGAATTCGAGATTCTGTCAGAGGGTTAATAATCATTAATCAAATATAATGCTTGACTATCCTATTGTCAAGTAGTAAAACAAATTAAATTAATTAAATATAGAAAGGTCTAAAATGACAAAAATAAGAATGAATACAGAGTTGCGAAACAAACTCTTTAATAAAATAAAAAATGTCT